TGGACTGCTGAGGAGGTGGACCTCTCTAAAGACCTTGACGACTGGACTACTCTAAACGATAACGAACAAAAATTCATAAAGTATATCCTGGCGTTTTTTGCCGGATCCGATGGAATTGTTTTTGAAAATATCAATAACAATTTCGCTGATGAGGTGCAGATATCAGAGGCTCGCTCATTTTATGCCTACCAGTCTCATAATGAAATGGTGCATGGTGAGACCTACTCGAAACTCATCGATAAATATATAAGAGATGGTGCCGAGAAGAAACAACTCTTCGAGGCTATCCAAACCGTTCCCTGTATCGAACGTAAGGCCAATTGGGCGCTGAAGTGGTTCGATACCAAGTCGAAATCTTTCGCTGAGCGTCTGTTCGCGTTCGCATGTGTCGAGGGAATCTTCTTTTCTGGAAGTTTTTGTGCCATCTATTGGCTAAAGAAAAGAGGACTCATGCCAGGGCTCTGTTTTAGTAATGAGCTTATTTCTCGGGACGAGGGGCTTCACCAAGAGTTTGCTGTTGAACTTTTCAAACTCTTGAGAAACAAACCGTCGACTGAAATCATCCACTCCATAGTGAAGGAAGCTGTCGAGATTGAGAAAAATTTTATCATTGATGCCCTCCCGTGTAACTTGATTGGTATGAACTCTGATAAGATGTCTGAGTACATCGAATACGTTTCCGATCGTCTACTTAAGCAGATTGGTCAGCCTCCGATATGGAACTCCAAAAATCCATTCGATTTCATGGAGAATATTAGCCTTGACGGTAAAACAAACTTCTTCGAGAAGCGGGTGGGGGACTACGGGAAGATGGACGACACCTCCGATGAAATTGGTTTCGATGAGGACTTTTAAAAAAGAACACCAGCAGAATCCAATGACATGGGGGCGAGGTTACGACCACTGTCGACCAATTCAACCTGATTCTCCCCAAAATTAGGAGTGGGTTCGGGTACCTCAACCATGAGAACTGGGGGCGCGGTGACAACCTTCTCACCCTTCTTCACCACTTTCTTTTCCCCGCAACCACACCCCGACTTGGCTTTGCGTTCCTTCTTGAGGTTCATCATACCCCAAACGATTAGGATGAACACTAGTGTGTGCACGAGGAGACCCATCGTAGAGGGGCATCCGGTGGGGGTGGCGATCCTGGGACCCAATACTCGCCTGACGAGACGGAAAGTCTCTGGGTTTGCCACGATGAAAAATGTCAAACCAGAGATGATGGAGATGACAAGTTTGTTCTCCTGCTTTTTGCCGTTACAGCCACAACCACAATCTTTAAAAAGACCCATTATTACTTTTGATATATACCAACAAAAAAACTTACTTAAAGTCGAGCCCCCTAAGATATATATAACCACCAAACAATGTCGCTCACTATCCAACGCTCCTCCGATTTCTCTGCCAAGTCTGTGCAATTTTCGAAACTTCGTAAAAACAAAAATGGCGGCAAGGCTGTCTATCTCAACGCCGGCGACAACAAGAAACTCTACATTCAGTTCCCTTTCATGCGATCCCCATATGGCCTGAGTTCTTTCACTGATGAAGGTACTGGACGCACATCCTATTCCCTGGACCTTTCCTTCGACCCCGATAATGCCGAGGCGGTGGAGCTCCATGACAAGCTCAAGGAGCTTGATGACATTATCGTGAATACTGTCGCTGCCAACTCCAAGGAGTGGCTCGGGAAGGAGTTCAATGTAGCTGTTCTCAAGGAGGCCCTCTACAAGCCTATGATTCGCCCCGGTAAGGAGCAGTATCCCTCTACTATCAAACTCAAGGTTCTCACCAAACCCGATGGGACTTTTGTACCCGAAGCGTACTCGATGCAGAAGCAGCCTGTCACCCTTGACACTATCGAGAAGGGGCAGAAGTGTATGGCCATCGTTGATCTCAACCAAATTTGGTTCATCGATAATAAGTTTGGTGTCACCATTCGCCTTCAACAGACGCTCCTCGAACAGTCTGTCAAACTTCCTTCATTCGCCTTCCAAGGTCTCGATCTCCCAGAGGATGAGGTTGAGGAAGAGATCGAAGAAGAGGTTGATGAGTAAATTTCAAATTATATACACTTTAAAAAACCATATTGGTAAGATTAATTAATTTTCTTACGAATATAATAATGAATCTCGGTTTAGTAAATGTTAACAATGAAATTAACTTTGATGGTCCAATTCATATCGATGTGTTTAAATGTGATGGATGTATTCCCAGAACCGTTCAGGAAAATGTCTCTATCATTCTGGGACATGATAAAGCTGTGCACACAGATTTTGGTGCGGGGATGAATGGATGGTTGGTTGGGGGTCAGTGCAGTCTTGGTGACGAATGTGTCTGTCAAGATACACGAACCCTAAATAGAGGGTGTTCTATATGTAAGGCAATCATCCACGAAGGTGAGTGTATGAGGATTCATAAAAATCAGGAACTCAATAAAGAAAAAATACAATGGATGAAATCGAATATCGAAATTGTCGCCAAACATTACAAAAGTTTGAGAAGAAGGGGTGTTCTCACAGACGAAGCCTATGTTGAGTGTATCGACAAACTACAAAAATATGTAATGTAATAGTATCATGAACGCTACCCTAAAGAAAATACTCAGGGGTAAAAAGGCGTGCGCCCCTGCGTCACACCTCTGGTTGAAAAAGAAAGATGGAACGATGACCAAGGGAGCCGTAAAAATTGGTGAAGGTGAGTACGGTAAGGTCTATCGTGGATGTGTCGATGATAAATGTGAGAAGTACATCGTCTACAAAGAAATTAAGACACCTTCGTTGACTGATAACATCCCACTCGCAAAGTATAAGAATGCACTTGACACTATCAATCCAAAAATGGAATACACAATTGCAAAAAAGTTGGAAGGTTTTGCTGTCCCCAAAATGTACTTGTATAAAACATGTGACAACAAAGACATTCTCTATTCCGAATACATTAGAGGACAAGAACTTAAGAAATGGTTCGAAACTAGACCCACCCTAGAAGCGACAAAGTCTGTTATGGCGCAAGTGCTATATAACCTGTACCGCATTCAGGAAAAGTATCCCGGGTTTAGGCATCACGATCTTCATGGTGGAAATATTTTAGTGCGCTCAGTTCCCAAGAAGGATATTCAAATTAAGTTGAAAGACATAAAATATACAATTTCTAATGGTGGTGTTGAGGCGGTCATGATTGATTTTGGATTTTCTGTATTTCCTCGAATTAAGAATCCTCTCATTAATACCAACAATTACAAAAACATCGGAATCTCTAGAAAGTCTGATAAGTTTTATGATTTACACTTTTTTTTGAATACCATGTATGGTCTGACGATACAACCTCATAACATGACAGAGAGACGTGTGAAATCTCTCGTGCAGTCTCTATTATCACCCGAATATCTGGATAGAATGTCAGAAAAGGTTAAGATGTACAGGCTTCGTGGCAATAAGAGTCATACGATTCCAAGTTTTGAGACTGTTCTCTCGAAACCTTTCTTTACTGGTGAAACAGCCTTACAAATGGTGATCCCCGTGAAGAAATCCCAACCACGAGTTATCATACAAGCTCCTAAACCAAAAACGCCAGTCAACCAAAAAGTAGCGATGGCTCGTGCGATTGCGGCGTTGAAGGCGAAGCCAAGACTTGTTATACGTCGAAAATAAATGTATAGGTATGATATAAAACAATGCTCGCGTTCATCATTCTCGCGATTATCGACATCATCATTCTCATGAAAATTAATCAGGGTGCGGTCACACAGGGTGCCGCTGGGGATTGGACTGTTTATGGGACCATGGGATGTGGTTGGACTCGTAAGCAGTTAGAACATATGAAGAAGAGTGGTAAACCTCACACCTTTGTCGATTGTGACAAAGAGGGGTGCAATGGCATGGATGCGTATCCCACTCTCGTCAGCCCTGAGGGTGAGAAGACTGTTGGGTACAAGGAAGTTTAAATGCCACGCACAACCTGGAGGGAAAGTGCGAGAATGAAAGCATCAAGCAAGGTGTTGAGGGGCTTGAGAATGGTGATGTGCTTCACGAGAGACCTGTTCCACACGAGACGGAGGAGGAACGTGCTGATGAGCACGGTGAGCACAAAGATGAGAAACTCGGTGACTGCGTCAGACTTGCTTTGAGCCTTGGTAACTTCCTGAATCATTTATTACATACGGATATTTTTTTCTAATCAAACTATAAATGAAGGGGCTCCCCCCTGTGAGTGGGTCTGAAAGTACGTTCACAAACAGGCGTTGGGGTACGACGACTGGTATTGGGAACAATAATTGTTACGCCTATGCGGTGGGTGACTATGAGGCATACAGGTGGCAAAAGTCCATTCCTGGTGATCGTTCTGGACTTTCCAATGGGAACCATACTTATACACACTGCACGGGTCTTCCCAATCGCGTTGTTTCTGACAATCCTAAAAATGTGTACAGAGTCAAGGCTAACGAAAAATGTAAAAAGGGTTACTATAAAGTTATGATGTTTGTCTCTCCTGGGAGACCCACAAACTATATTCGCCAGGGTGATTTCCACTTTTACAAGCAACACAGTGTAGTTGAGTATAAAATTAAGACTGGTGACACTATGGTGTCTGTGGCAAAGTTCTTTAAGGTTCCAGAGTCGCGGGTAAAGAGAGGTGGCTCATTTGGAGTTGGTAAGCGTATCATATTCAAGGCGAACGTATTCAGTCACAAGCGTGGGTGGGCTACTGGGCCACTTCTGACTGATGCGAAGGGAAAGGTTATCACGGATCCCCGTAAGGCTTCCCGTGACTATCCGGGTCTAAACTACGAGATGTACTGTAGTTCATTCTGTGTGAAAAACACTGGTATCAAAGTCGGTAAGACTCATCCCAAGGTCCGCTAGAATGCTTTCCAAGTCAGCTACATTTTCGACCTCAATATAGTTAAATCGTTCTAATACATTAAACATAGATTCTTCGTTCAATAACACAGAGTTTGCCTCTGCTGTGTAATTGTTTTGAATCGTCACTGTAATTTTAAAATTAGCTGTATCAAATACTTTTCTACATGTGGGGCATGTATTCTTACCTCGATTTTTCCATCCCTGGATACAGTGGGAGTGAAATATATGTCCACATCGGAGTGGGGGATTGTTCCTTGTCGGTCTGACTTCACCTAGACATATGGAACACGTAGACATTCTATAGGGAGGATTTAAAGTTTTTTTCGTGATTTCGCTCAGTTAGTAGATATCTGGCATCTTGAGGAGGGGTACGTTGCAGTTGTTGCAGTTCGTCTTACCTTGCTGCTCCTGTACTTGGGACATCACTTGGGGACCCTGCTTTTGGAGGAGTTGGCGGTACGAATAGTTGTCCTCGAATGAAATATTATTCTGTTTCATGATGTAGTTGTTAAAGAGCTGGGCTGAAGAGTTCATGGTGAAGCACCGACCATCGGCCATACCAAGTCGCTGAGACATTTTGTTATTATAAAACTAGAAATTAATTCGTCTGTTTGTGATTGTCTTCATCCAAGATTCAAACCCCTTCTCTCTGAGCTTTTTGATAAAAGGGTCACATTTGTACCCCAAGAAAATATCAAAGACGTCAGTCTCCTCTGTACGAGACACTCTAATATCGACATTTTCATTGATATGTTGGTTGATGGTGTTGTATGCAAATGCAATCTCCTTAAGGGTCTCTGCACCAGTGATGATGATCTTCCCAGTACTAAATATACTGCAAGTAATCTCTTTCATCTCATGGGCTGGTTTAAATTTAATTTTCACCGCTGAGTATCTATCTGGTTCGAAAGAAACTTTGAAGATGTCATTGTACTCTTCGAACCAGTCAGCCACCTTCATGAGGTTGACGTTGTAGTTGAGACTGAAGTTAGAGTTGATCATGACAACTCGGAAGGAATCACTGGAAATACTACTTTCCATACCCAAAAAAGTCTTGAAGATCTGGATGAGTTGGGTAATGATGCGCTTACAGTCAAAGAGGTCACAACACCCTGCAACCTGAATACTTCCATTGGGGAACACTTTGAC